TGATACATTGAGTGTCTCTGCAATGCGTATCACGCTTTCGTCGCTGAGCTTGTTGGTCGTGCCGCTGATAAATCTGCTCAGTGAGCTTTCTGCAATTTCGATTCTCTTTGCCAGCTCTGCCTGAGTCATTTTACGCTTTTTCATCAGATCCCTTAATCTTTCTCTGATGTTGCCGGGTAAATAGCTTTGTTTCATTCTCATCATTCCTTTCTGTTTTTTGGAAAATAAAAAACGCCATACACACAAAGAAAGATAGAGTGATCACTATCATTCTTTAATATGTATGGCGCACGGCGGTTTTGTGTCTGTCTGAATTACGACCGCCTGCGTACTGCTTATAATATATAAATAAAAATCTCAATATTTAATTGTAAACCTATTATAGCACATGAGATTTACTAAGTCAATAGTTTTGGATCATGTTACTCATAAATTTTTTTCTTGCATTTTTGCAATTTTTTGATCTGAATTTTTTCTTTTCTTGCAAATCTGCTATATTTCAAAGCTTCGGCTGTTTTTCTTCGTATAGTAGAGCGACAGAAGGTTGTCATACAAAGCTGAAGGGAGGAATTATTGTGACAATTTTTGAAAGGGTAAAAGCCGGTGTCAGTGTCAGGGATGCAGCTCAGCATTATGGTATGAAGATCTCAAACAACAACATGATCTGCTGCCCGTTCCATAATGACCGCCATCCGAGCATGAAGCTGAACAGAGATTATTTCTTCTGCTTCGCCTGCGGCGCAACGGGAGATGTGATCGATTTTGTTGGCAGGCTGTTCGGAATAAGACCGATTGAGGCTGCACGGCGTATCGCTGCCGATTTCGGGATAAATACGGATAAGCCGTTCACTCCGACTGCGCTGAAGCCGAGGTATCCGAAGGTCAAGGCATTCCGTGAAGACGAGATATATTGCTTTCATGTACTATGCGATTATCTTAAAATCCTGGAAGATTGGAAGGTAAGATATGCGCCGAAGTCGCCGGATGAAGAAATTGACGACAGGTTCGCAGAGGCCTGTCAGATGCTTGACTACATCACCTGTCTGGCGGATATTCTGACGGTAGGCTCCTTTGAGGAACGGGTAGAAACAGTAAAGGAGCTTCTTGCGGACGGTAAGATGCAGGAGCTTGAGAAACTGACTGCGAGAATAAGGAAGGAGGAAGAAAATGAGCAACATACAAATAAAGAACAATGATGCATTATGGTTTAACGGAAAGAAAATCAATGAGGCGGCATTCTGTGCGGAGTATCTCAATGACTTTCCTATGGTATGTGTAAATGATACATTTTTTTCTGTGGACGGAATGGTGAGTGATGAAAGCGGAATACGCAGGGAGATATACAGACGAATCAAGCCGTACATCACAACGGGTATTTTCAAGAAGGTGTCAAACCTTATAGATGTAATGAAGCTGGAATGCACTGATCGGCCGCTGCCGATACATCTTGACCGCATTCATGTCAGGAACGGTACATATTTTCTTGACGGAAGATTCACGGAGGAAAAAACGTTTTGCAGAAACCGTCTGCCGGTTGCGTACAAACCCGAAGCACCGAAGCCTGAAACATGGCTTCGGTTTTTATCGGAGCTGATGAATGAAGATGACATACCTACGCTCCAGGAATTCATAGGCTATTGCCTTATACCGTCAACAAAGGGACAGAAGATGCTCATTCTTACCGGAAAGGGCGGCGAGGGTAAAAGCAGGATAGGGGTTGTACTTAAAGCTCTTCTCGGTACAAATATGAATACCGGCAGCATATCCAAAATCGAAACAAGTCCGTTTGCGAGAGCAGATCTGGAGCATGAGCTTGTCATGCTTGATGATGATATGAAATTGGAGGCGCTTCCGCAGACGAATAACATAAAGGCTATAATCACAGCGGAGCTTCCGATGGATTTAGAGAAAAAAGGTAAACAGAGTTATCAGGGTGATCTGTATGTCCGCTTCCTGGCTCTCGGCAACGGGACACTGCAATCACTGTATGACCGGAGCGTTGGTTTCTTCCGCAGGCAGATCATACTGACAGCGAAGGAGAAAAAACCTGATAGAAGGGATGATCCGTTTATTGCCGAAAAAATGTGCCGCGAAGCGGAGGGAATACTTTTGTGGGCGCTGGAAGGACTTCACCGTCTGATACAGAATGATTACAGGTTTACCATAAGTGAGGAAGCAAAAAGGAATATGGAGGCGGCAGTTGCCGACGGAAACAATATAATCGAATTTCTTGAATCCTGCGGTTATATTGATTTCTCGCCGGAATATGAGGTCAGCTCAAAGGATCTGTATGCCGTGTACAAGATATGGTGTGAGGACAACGCTGTTGCTCCGCTTGCGCAAAAGACCTTCTGCACATATCTGAAGCAGAACAAAAGCAGCTACGGCATTGAGTATACGAACAAGATCAACATCGGCAGAAACAAATTTGTAAGAGGTTTTACAGGCATACGGCTGATACAGCGGCCGTTTTTATGATTGAAGCTATGTTTACTTGAAAGGTACATAAGCGGGAATTCGACTGAAATGGAGATGATATATTTGAGAAACACAGATCAGTGGAGTGCAATAGCAACTATGTTGGGCAATTTAATCGCAAAATATGCTGATGAGCTGGATATTGGTTCAATATCGGCAGATGGCTCGAGTTTAAAAAATATAAGAAATCTCAAAGCAAACAATAATAAATCCGAAAAAACTATTGCAAAAAACAAAAATATATGATATAATAATCGTGAAGAGATTGTCCAAACGTTTACTCAAGACAGTGTATGCTGTCTTGAGCATACATAATGTAAGGGGAATAAAGAAAATGAAAAAAATAAATGTCTATACCTATACAAGAGTTTCAACTGCAATGCAGACAGACGGTTACTCTCTTGATGCACAGAAGGCACGTATGAAGGCCTATGCGGATTTTAACGGCTATGAAATAGTCGGTGAATATGAGGATGCCGGAAAATCCGGAAAGTCTATAGAGGGACGAATTGCATTTAATCAAATGCTGGAAGATATAAAAAGCGGTAAGGATGATGTCTCATTCGTAATGGTTTTTAAGCTGTCAAGGTTCGGACGCAATGCAGCAGATGTATTGTCAACACTCCAAATAATGCAAGATTTCGGTGTTAATCTGATATGTGTCGAGGATGGGATAGATTCATCTAAGGATGCGGGCAAGCTAATGATCTCGGTTCTATCGGCTGTTGCGGAGATAGAGCGCGAAAATATCCGAGTTCAGACGATGGAAGGGCGAATCCAAAAAGCAAGAGAAGGAAAATGGAATGGTGGGTTTGCCCCATACGGCTATAAGCTTGTCGATGGAAAGCTCGAAATTAGCGAAGAAGAGGCCAAGGCTATCCGTATCATATATGATAAATATGTAAATTCAGATTTGGGCGCAAACGGAATTGCAAAATATCTTGAAACACACGGTATTCACAAAATAGCAAGACAAAACGGTAAAAATCCACTGTTTAATGCTACACTTATCAGAAAAATACTAAAAAATCCTGTGTACTGCGGTAAAATAGCATACGGGCGCAGGAGAACGGAAAAGGTACACGGAACACGGAACGACTATCGTTTAGTGGAGCAGGATAATTATATTTTAGTTGACGGCTTACATGAAGCTATTGTAACAGAGGATTTATGGGAAAAAGCTCAGGTAAAGCTTACTGCGCAAGCCAACAAATATGAGCATGTAAACAGAGGCAAGGGCGAACACATTCATTTGCTTTCGGGAATAGTTAAGTGTCCCGTATGCGGTGCAGGAATGTACGGCAATAAGAGCATCAAACATAAAAAGGATGGAACAAAGTATAAGGATTTCTTCTATTACGGCTGTAAGCACAGAAATATGACAAGAGGACATAAGTGTGATTATAAAAGACAAGTTAATGAGGAACTATTAGACAGTGCAGTATCTGAAGTAATCATAAAATTAGTCAGCAATCCAAAGTTTGCTGCTATTATGCAGAGCAAAATCAATATGAAGGTTGATACGACAGCTATTGATAATGAAATTGAGTCATTTGAGAAACAGCTGCGGCACAGCTATTCCGTCAAGACCAGGCTGACGGAAGAAATTGATATGCTCGATCCGGATGACAGACATTATGTTAGGATGAAAACAGATCTCAACGACCGGCTTTATAAAATGTATGATAAAATAGAAGATTTTGAGTCAATGCTAATAGAGTCAAAGGCGAAGAAAACAGCAATTGAAGCAGATAAAATAACCGGTGATAATATATACAAGGTTTTGATTTGTTTTGAGCAGCTGTACAAAGTAATGAACGATGAAGAAAAACGGAAATTTGTTCAGGAACTTATATCTGAAATCCATATTTACGAGGAACGCCAGTCAAACGGTCAATGGCTTAAATCAATAGTATTCAAGCTCCCGATTATTGATGGAGATATGGAATTGAGTTTGGACGACAATAACCATATTGAGACGGCGGTATTGATGTCAAGGGTTGAGAAGTAAGGCGCAAAGAATTCAATATATGAAATTAACGAAATGCTGAAAGCAACCGGAATCACTCCTCTTGGCAGCGATCCCGGTTTAATGTAAATGGAGGGAAAGATTATGGCTATACCTGCATATGATGATTTTTACAATGCAGTTCTTGAAGTGCTTTCCGACGGAGCTGTGCATAATTCAAAAGAAGTGATAGAGTATTGCGCGGAGGCTTTTGGGTTGTCGGAAGAGGATAAAACTGCGATGCTGCCGAGTGAACGACAGACAGTTCTCGCAAACCGTGTCGGCTGGGCAAGAACCTATCTTAAAAAGGCCGGTCTCATTTCAAGTCCTGCCCGCGGAAAATATGAAATCACAAAGACCGGTAAAATGGCTATACAAGATACAGCTACAAAGATAGATAATGATTATTTGCTAAAGTATAAAAGCTTTCAGGGATTTATAAAAGCATCTCAGTCTGCTGATATCGAAGATGTAAAAGCAGATGCAAACAAAGATGAAGCAGTTAAAGAAAGCACACCACAGGAAATCATGCTTGACGCATACAATAGGATCAACTCTCAGCTTGCTGATGATCTTATGTCTAATATCATGGGATCAAAACCGGCTTTCTTTGAAAGGCTTGTCATGGATCTGTTGGAAAAAATGGGCTATGGCGGCAAGCTTATGAATCCCGGTGAGGTCACAGGAAAAACCGGTGATAACGGAATTGATGGCATCATACGCCAAGACGCCCTTGGTTTTGATAAAATATATGTGCAGGCAAAAAGGTGGGCATATGAACACTCGGTCGGCAGCCCGGATATCCAGCAGTTTGCGGGGGCCCTGATGGGTAAAGGCGCAAATAAAGGCTTGTTTATCACAACATCGCATTTCAGCAAGGCGGCAAAAGATTTTGTTGATAAGCATATGACGGCAAAAATCGTTTTGGTTGACGGCGAGGAATTGACCCGCCTGATGATTGAGTACAACCTTGGTGTCAGTACAACTTATAGCTACAACATCAAAAAGGTGGATACGGATTATTTCGATGATGAAGATGATTAACTAAACCGTACAATAGGGTTGAGTGCATTGCGGTTTAGCAATGAGAATAAATAATGAGGTAACAGTATGAAACACAAATCAATGCAAACAAAAATTTATATCGGCATGAATGATTCCGAGACCGGAGTCCAGAAATTTGATTCCGAAAAGTACCTTTCGATCCTGAAAAACACCTGCAAAAGCTACAAAGTTGGTTTTTCCATTCAGGAGATAAACGGAGGATACTTTCACGAAGACGGCCGCTACACGGAAGAAAATGCCTTGATGCTCACGCTTATCGATATTCCCGAACATATCATCATAGATATTGCAAAGGATCTATGCGTCTTTTTCCATCAGGACAGCGTTATGGTCACATCCTCCCCTACGTCGGTTGTTTTTATAAATGAAACGCTCTGATCGTACAGTCCGTGCCGGGGCGACAGATCCCGGCTTTAACAGACGCTACAAGGCTCCCGCGCTGCGGTCAGCGGATGCGGCTGGGTCG